AATTTGAACTTTGGGGGATCAGTGGCAAAAATTAATCTTCAATCAAAGTCAGATGCATTTCATTCTTTTGTAAAACAAGTGGATAATGTTTTAGCTGGTGTTCAAACAACAACACCAGATGGACAGCCAATAGAATACAGCGATGATAATTTTCAAGATGGTATGAAAAGATTACAAGCTATTCATTTCAAATTTGAAAACGGTCCAATGTATCCAATAGGTGTAGACCAAGCTTGTGCACTTGTTTGGAATGAAATTGAGAGCAAACAAAATGAGATGGATCAAAATGGTATATGATTTTTTTAAAATTTTGTTTTTAATTTTTATATTAACCATGCCTAAAATTACAGCTCTTATTTTTTTAGGCTTAACTTATAAACTATTGTTCTAACCCAAGGAGGAAAAGATAATGAACAAAAAAATAGAAAATAAATTTTTTGAAACTACGGATTACACGAAGTTCAAAAAAACTAGAGGTAACAGACCTGTAGATCCTACACACGTGTTGCAGCTAAAAAAACTAATTGCAGAAAAAGATTTGTACGATCCAATTCGTGTAAATAAAAATATGGAAGTCATTGACGGCCAACATACTTTGGAAGCAAGAAAACAATTAGACCTGAAGGTGCCATACATAATTATGGACTCTGATGATATTCTTGATGTTGCAAGATTAAATACAGGTCGAAAAAACTGGTCGATGAATGATTATTTAAATCAACATTGTGCGAGAAATAAAATGGACTACAAAATTTGTAGAAGCAAGATGGCTCAGTACGGTATCAACGTTGCTGAAGCTGTAGTTCTTTTATTAAAACAAGCATCACTTTGGTCAAGGATTACACAAGACTTTAAAACAGGTCAGTTTGTAATACCTGCAGGTGGTATTGAACACTGTGATAAAATTGCAGGTCGATTGATGCAGTTGAAAAAATACTTCTATGGTATGGAGTCAGAAAAAAATAAACGTTTCAAAAGATCGATGGTGTGTTCTTACATTGTAGCTCACAGACATCCAAGATTTGAACACTCACGTTTTTTAAAAGCTTGTAAGACTAGGTCTTCATGGTTTTTAACTGGAACATCCACGGCAGATTATGTGGCCATAATTGAACGTATTTATAATGCGGGACTCACACCAAAAAATAAAATTAATTTGGTTGAATTTTATAAAAGCAAAGAGTATCTAGAAGCATAGGAGTGGACAATGGATATAGAAAGATGGAAATCATGTGCTGTGGACATAGAGTCCTACACCATCATCAGAGCAATGGGTAAACAAGGGTTTAGGCGACCAGGATCCATGATCGCTAAACTAGTTGATGATGAGATCCGTAAGATTGCTAAGAAGGAAGGCAAGTCTTATGAAAACATGAAACAGAATTTACTATCTGAGGGCAAGAAGCTGCTTAATGGTAAATAGATCATAGGGTTGGATGGTTAACCTTTAAACCTAGAGATCGAAGAAAGGCCCGGGAGACTGGGCCTTTTTTTTACTTGCAATACAAATTATAATTTAATAATAAATAAGAACGTATTCCTAAGCCTAAATGAAATAAGTGGGGCTTTCAAAACACTTTATTTTCACCGAACAACGAATCATAAAATTAACTTTAACAAAAAGGATATTTTGTGGGTAAAGCTGTTAAAAAAGGCAGTGAAGAAGCATTAAATCAAGCGTTGGACAAGCTAGTGATGGTGTGTCCAAACAGAAAAACTTATGATGAGTTAACAAGTTTGATGTTTCAGTTGTATTGTGGAAATGACTTTGGTTTAGGAAATTTCAGTCTTTCTTTTCTCGAAAAAATCGAGAGTAGATGGCGACAAGGTAGAAAGAAGGCAGCTGAAGCTGCTGGACTCAAACTGGTCGTGAAGAATGTGTAACCACGGTGTATTATCCCAATCCATATCTTTTCCCGCATCGTGGTTATGCAAATGTCAGAACGGTCAGAAAAATTAGCTAATGATACAATTTCTTATGTAAAGGAAATGAACGGTCAGGATAAAACTGATTTCATAGATTTAATATTTTCACAATACAAAGCATCACGAAAAATGAGATATCCTAAGCGTGAGGTGCTTAAATTCTATGACTTGCTCTCCAAGCTTGTTAAAACTTTTGGGCATTAAGTTAGCTATGGAACTAACAAAGCCTAAAGTTTTATCAGAACAAAGACTATTCCAGGCAATCATTGTCCAGGCTTTAGAAGATGTGATGAATCCTTCAGGTTTTAAAAAAGAAACTTATTGGAAGGAAGATGCCTACAGGTGGTTTTTTAATAATTCTCAAGACTTTCAAGATGTTTGTTGGGCAGCTGATATGGATCCTGAAGTAATTAGAGATGAATTTAAAAAACTTTGTAAATGTAAAAAAATTTATTTTACGAAATTACAGACTCATTGGTTAAATTACCGAGAGTTATATAGAATGTATCGAGAGGCTGAAACTAAGGAAGAAAGAAGAGAAATTAAAAAAAGAATTGATGAGGAAAATAAAAAAAGACTGGCTTAGTCATGGTGGTCTAATAAATTTAACTCCTGGGGTTAGCAAGAGAGCAAAAAAGTTAACCCCAAGAGAAACATTAACCAATATGGAAAATAAATCCATGTGTTCAGTGTACAGGAATCGGTGATGTTGGTCAAATATAACAGTTTAGAGCAATTCTAATGTAGAATAAGTGATAACGGCCACCGGATACTGGATCAATAAAATAGCCGATGACCGTATTCATTTTATCAATTCAATTTCCTCTATATAGATTATCTAGAGTAACATCAATTAAAAAGTACCCCAGGGGGTAAAAGAGGTGTATCTGGTGTATCCGAAGAAGAATAATGCTTATATATCAATACTTTAAGTGTGTTTTTATGGTGTATCTATGGTGTATCTATGGTGTATCTGGGATACACCACTCTTGCGGAGCAGCCGTCAGTTGACTATCGGAGTATAGTCATTACTCTGAAAAATCTATATAATAGAAATTATGATTAAAAAAGGTATTACATTTGGAATAAAAGTAGCTGCCTCAAAAGAAGGTCGTAAAATGGCCAAAGAGGCTTTTCGAAAAGCTTTTAAAAAACATAAATCAGAGGTTAGAAGATCTAAGAAAGTTGGAACTCCAGTTGTTCCATATGATCTAGTAAAAGCTGATATAAAAAGAAAAATAAAAGGAACTAAATTGACTACTGCTGCTGAAGTAAAAGCAGTTCCAGGTTTAAGAAGAAGATTTATATCTAGAATAGAAAGAGCTAAAAGAAATAGAACTCCAGGTGGTAGACCACAGATTTTTGGTAAGGCTTATGCATCAGATAAAAAAGGTAAAAGTATGAATATAACATTACCTAAAAAAGAAAGAGCAGCTATTCAAGAAGATATATCGCAATCAGTTAGAAAATTTCTGTCAGAAAGAATTGGACGTAAATTAAAAGGTGGTGTAATTAAAGCTTTCAAAGGTAGATTTATTTAATGTATAAAAAAATTTTATTTAACACTATGAAAGAGTATTTCAAGGGTGGTGCTAGAAAAACAGCTGAGATAGTTTCTAAATCTGGTGGCACTAGAGCTGAAGCAAAAAAAGATATTAAAGGTGGTGTTTCAAATAGATTGAAAAACAAATTAAAAAGAGAAAAAGATCCTGTTACAAAAAGAAATATTGTTAAAGCAATAAGAGAATTAGATTGATGAAAAGAAATCAATTAAAAACTGAGCACGAGTTGACTCCGAAGCAAAGAATGTTTGTGGAGATATTGGTGCAAGAGCACGGTAACATCACACAAGCTGAAGCATTGAAGCGTGCAGGTTATGAAAGTAAAAGTATTGAGACTGCAAGATCGCATGCATCACAATTATTAAATAGAAAAGTTAATCCTCATATTGCAAAATTTTACGATAAAAGATTTGAACAAGAAGTTAAAAAATATGAAAGTGACAATTTAAGACGTTACAAAAGATTAGAACGAATTGCTAATTCAGCAGAAAAAGAAAAACAATATGCTGCTGCTATCAATGCTGAGTACAGGTCAGGACAATTAGCCGGTGCTTATGTGGATAGAAAGGAAGTTACGGTAACTGGTCTGGAGGGTATGTCACGTGAACAACTTGAAAAAAAATTGGAAGAGCTATCCAACAAAATTGATGGATACAACGCCAAAACGATTGAAGTTAAGTCAGAAGACGTTGCAGAAATTGAACAAAGCTAGTTGGCCTGAGTGGTTACACGCGTTCAATCAAGTACATAATTCTACATTAGTTACATCTGTTGGTAAGATAAAGGTTGAGATTGATGACTAAGAAAAAAATAGCAATGCCTAAAAAAGTAAA